GCCAGCTTCACATTCTTCCACGCCAGGTCCATCTTCTCTGATGCCGTCAGCGTATCGTTGTAAACACTGTCGAGAGCTCCGGAGCTGTTCTCAATAGCCGCGTACATATCCTCGAAGGACAGCTGGCCCTTCTGTGCTGCATCGAACATCGCGATGCCGGACTTAGCGCCGAACAGCTCGATCGCGTCCGCGCTTGTCAGTGATCCGTCCTCGACTCCGGCGACAAATTCCGCGAAGCCGTCCTTCGCGCTCTTGCCTTCCTTCGCCCAGTTCTGCACACCTTTCTTCATGCCGGCAAGAATGCCGGATGTATCCGCGCCGGACTTTTCAAACTGCGATAACATCGCGATCGCTTCGTCCGTGGAGAATCCCAGTTCCTTGAAACTCGCCGCGTTCTGGTTGACAGACTGCGCCAGCCGTGCGACGTCAATGCCTGACTGCTGCCCTGCTACGGTCAGCTTGTCGAGCACGTCCGCATACTCACTGGCGTCGATGCCCGCGTTATTCATCATCTTCGCGACGTCCTGTACGGCCTTTGTCGCGTCCTGTCCGGTGACCTTGGCGTACTTCATAGCCGACTCCGAAGCGGACTCCAGCGCCTCTCCATTCAGGCCGAAACGTGTATTCAGTTCGCCGACGGCTGAGCCGATGTCGCCGAAGTCTCCGACGACGCTCTTGGCCACGTCCTTATAGACGTCCTTGAGCTGTTCCGCGGCCTCTCCTGTCGCTCCTGTCGCGATGATCAGGTTGTTCGTGCCCTGCTGGACTTCCTCAAAAGCCCCGAAGCCTGCCTTGCCGATGCCCACAAGCGCAGCTCCTATCGCTGCAGGTGCCGCGAATTTACTGAGCATTGCGCTCAGATTGGAGTTAAACAGCCCGCCGGCCTTGTTACCGGCATCGCTCACTCCCTCGCTCAGCGGATTGACCACGGAGTCGATGACTTGATTCGATGTGCCGTCTGATTTCGGAATTATGGTCACATATGCGCGTGCGACCTCCTGTCCTCCACCCTGCGCCATTTAATCACCCCCATTCCACCAGTCCCAGAACTTGCTGATCGGGATAGCATCGCTGCCGATCTTGCGTTTCTGTTTAGGTCTCGGGTATTGTTTCGCCTTGTGTCCCTTCTTCGTGTTCGCCGAAACGAATACATCAAAGATGTCAGCAAGGATAATGTTCGTCTTCTTAACAGTGGACCATTCGCCCACTTCGTCCTGCGGATCCATCGCCTGCCTGAGCTGTGAATCCGGCGGAAGATAATTGATAAAAGATAAAAGGGCGACCATTCCAGCCGCCCCCATATCAATGTATTCGGATAAAGTCCGCCCTGTCCGCGTCATCAGGTCGTATTCCAGTGGCCTGCCATACTCATCGATCGTCTGGACAAGGCTCAGGATTCCCCCACGGAAGCGCCTGCCTTCGCTGACTCTTCCACCCATGCCTGCAGGATGCTGGAGATCACTCCGACAGGAAGCTCGTCCACAACATCTCCCATGTACTTCCGCAGCATCTCGACCTGAATCGCAAGGCTGTCTTCCGTTTTGGAAGCCTTCTGTATCTTGTTCAGTACTCCGAAAGGCATGGCCGCAGCGAGCGGGATCCTGTATGTCTTATCGTCGCCTTCGAGCTGAAACTCGAAGAATTCAGTTAATTCTCTGCCGAATGTCCTCATGCAGTCGTCACTCCGTCATCTGTCATGATGTAGATGCAGTTGCCGTCTGTATCGGGATAGCAGGACAGTGTGACCTGCCAGCCGACCGCCGCATTGGATGCGAATGTGACTTCGCCGACTTCCGTGATCTGTCCGTCCGGGACTGCGATGACGATACGTGCGTCGCCGTCTTTCATGAGGAACACCCACGCCTGCTCTTCCGGCAGATAAGCGCCAAGTGCCGCCTGAACCTGCGCGCCGTGTGTCGTAGAAGCTGCTACAGCCGTGACGTGGTCTGCGCCGAAAGCAATGCTGAGAGCGCCTTCGTTCGTGGAGATCATTGTCCAGGACAGAGTGCCGTCGAAGGACTCGAGGACCTTGCGGACAGTGGCTCCGCTCCAGTCTTTGATCTCTGTCGTGCTCATTGATGGAGCCAGTGTCAGGCCGTCCTGGGAGACATATTCGTCACCCGTGAAAGCCTGGTTAAGCGTTACTGCCGCTTTTGTAATATCCGCCAGAGTGGGGATTGCTGTTCCAAGCGGTGCGTGCTTGATTGCTCCTGTTACTTTCTGGTCCGGTGCGCCTACGCGCACATCAGTATTTTTAGGCATTTAATAAACCTCCTGTGTTCTGATCGTGATCTGCGCCTTGAATGTGGCGCGACCGATGTTTGGGTGTCTTGGGTCCGGATTGTGATATGGAAGAGTCGAAATCTCTGCAGAATAACATGGTGTGACGATGTTCCCGCCTTCAAGCGCTCGTACCCATCCTGTCAGCATCCGCGCTGCTTCCATCGCGTCGGCCTGATCAGCCGCGTATATGTCGAAGTCCACGCTGTTGAAGTCCATGACAAGGTCGTCGGTGTATCCTCCGGTCCTTACCACATGCACATGCGGAAGATCCTGTCCGAGAGTGCCCGGGATCACATGCGCCGATGCGCTGTACCCGTCCGCAGTCAGCAGATCATATAAAGCTGTCTCAATATCTACGCTCACTCTCATGCGTGCACCGCCTTTGTCAGGACTTTGTCCGTTGCTTCCTCGATGTTTCCTTCTGCGTCTCCGGAGACGAATCCGCCCGCCGTAAACTGGTTATTAGTTGCCGGAGTATACTGGAAGTGCTCTCCGGCTTCAGCCGCGATCCGCTCCCCGGCCGCATCTACCGCAGCCTGCATTCCTGCAGATTTGAACACTTCAGCCCATCCGGCGCTGATGTGCTCGATCTCTATCCTGGCTCCCATCAGCCCTTCCACCTCATTAATGTGCAGCGTGTGCTCGAGGCGCGTCCTGTGGGCGATTTGGTGTGGAACACTTCCCCGTCAATCTCGTAAAGATTGCCCTCGAATGCGACCCTGTCGCCCTCCTGGACGTCCGCGTCGTAATTTGCCCGGAGCGTCCGTCTGTCAGTTATGCTTTCAGTACGTCCCGCGAAATCTCTCGACGTCCCTGCGGCCGTTACCTGTATGCGCTCCACAGTGTGGCTCGTCGCGTTATTCCAGTCCCGATATTCTGATCCGTTCCTCATCTCGAGCGGAGCCCGGATGATCGTCACGGTATCCCTGAAAAAACTAAGCCCCATGAGCACTCACCACCTTATACGCCTCAAGCGCTGATTTCTGTGCCGCGGTAAGCCCCGCGGCGATGCTGGAAGCGCTCTGGGCGTAGCTGATGCTCACTCCGTCTGCGCTTTCCGATATGATTCCTGCCGATACAGACAGGACTCCGACTGTGATTGAACACACAGCCTCAACGAGATCCGGGACCGCGTCAGCTTCATAGCCCGCCATGTACTCAGCCTCAATGCTGTCCCATTTCCCGCACCATTTACGCGGATATGCCCTCTTCAGAAGCCCATCGCGCCTCCATTCATAATCACCGGATGACAGCTCTGTGCCGTCTTCTGTGATCTTCACGATCTCGCTCACGTACCCCGCTGGGAGCTTCGCCACGATGGCGCCTCCCTCCGGATAAGCTGTGCATTTAACAGATGGGCATACGTGCCATCCGCAGTAGTTGCGGATCGCCTGCGACGCAGCATAGAGAGCTGAATCCAGGCGCTGGTTGTCCGTGTATGCGCAGTTCGTGATCTCGTGAAATTTTTCTAACGAGACGATCGGTCCGAGGTCTTCCGCGTCATATCCCCACGGCGTCCTCATTTGTCCTTAGGCGCGCGGCGGGCTTTGTTGGCGGGAGTTTTATTTGATTTGTCTTCCGGCTTCTTCTCGACAGCACCTTTAGGCTGCTCACCTTCTTCGAACTGCCATTCCTTGCCGTTGATGATATAGATCTTCAGCATGTCGCCGCCTTTCACTACAAAAACAGGGAGACGCCGAAGCGCCTCCCCTCGTCGATCATTATTCTCAGGACGCCTTTGTCAGCTTCTTGAAGCCTGCAGGGCGTCTGACTGCGAGAGCAAGTCTCTCCTCTGCGCGGATCGTCATCAGGTTCTTAACAAAGTCATCTTCGTTGGTGTTGACCGCCTCAACGCTTACGCCGCCGTTCTGTACGACAGATGCGCATGTCTTATAAGCGCCGACCACGATCGTGCCAGCTGCGACCGCAGGAGATACGCATACATTGATGCCCCAGAGATTGGGAACGTTCTGAGCGCCGAAGAAGCCGCCTCCGTAGTAACGGTACTCTCCATCCTTGGCGATGCGGAGTGCATACCAGTCTGCGGGGTTGATCAGGATCGCGTCTGCCGCGAAGCCGGAGCTGTTCTGTACGTCCATAGCTGCCTGCAGGATCGCGTCTGCGATGTCAGTCGCTGTAGCATTTGCAGCATATGTGCCGGTCTGGATGCCGGAAGTGCCGAGCAGGTCTGTGACCAGCTTGTTCTGCTCTACCAGGCCGAGCTCATAGAGCAGCCTGCCGTTGATCGCGGATGCAAGGAACGGATAGTCGCTGATATACTCATCGGATTCTTTGATATGGCAAGCGACCTTTGCGAGGCTTACGGTCTTAGGAGTAGGATCAGCGA